CATCGTCTGCGGATTTTCCTGATTTGTCATCATCTTTACCTTTTCCGTCAGCGCCTGATCCATCACCTCCACCATCATCCTTGTCGTCGGTACCCTTGCCAACTTCTCCCTTATCGTCGTTGCCATCTTTTCCTGCATCACCTGCATCGTCAGCTTTCTTTCCTTCTTCCGAGCCGCCCTTTTCTGAGCCGCCCTTTTCGTCAGCTTTCGCTGGCGTTTCGTCTTCGAGCGATTCGTCGAAGTCTGTGAATTTCGCTTTTTCATCAGTCATGATTAAAAAATATTAATTAACAAAAAAAATATAATTACAGAGTAACATTTTCTTCTTCGGATTGAAGTGCAGCTGCAGCTTCCTTCTGGCCCTGTATGAGTCCTTTAATTGAGCCCTTTATCTGTTCAATTTCTTTCTTGCCTTCAGTTCTAAGGACTTCCATCTCTTTATCATGAACTTGGATATCCTCCCGATCCTCAGTAGCAATTTTAACCTTATCTGAAGTTTCCTGCATTTTACCTTCTTGTTTGGTCCTGGCTTCCTGCTCACGCATTTTCCTCAGTTCCTCATGAGCTTCATCCAAAATTTTCAATGCACTAGCAAAGGATCCTTCGGCCATAAAACGAATAATATCCTTAGTTCTGAGCATGCCAGCATTAATCTCTGCAGGAAAGTATTGTTCAACTTTAGCAAGAATATCTTTTTCTTTTTTGCCATCGGTAACAGATATTCCATAGTTGTCAAGTTTCAATCTCCTTGTACTAATCAGATGTTTGATCTCAGCTTCATCCATGATAAACTGACGAGAATCCATTCCTTCATAAGTAATATTCAGTTTAGTTTTCTCAGCTAACTTCATTAAAGTCCTTTCGATATATATTCCCATAAAGTAGAACAGATCATATGTCATTGACCTGGAAGCTTCAATATTATTTATGTTGGCCGTAGCTGTTGTCGTAGCTTTGGTGAGTCCCTGGCGGTTCTCATTGATTCCAGTAAGCCGATCCATAACTCTTTCGATATCCATGGCATTACTAATAAGAGCCATCAGAGTTTGATCGTCACCAACCTTGATAGAATTCATCCCACTCATATTCATTCCGTCAGTACCAGACTGATTTCCTTCAGCTGAACTATTAAATCTCAATACACCATCTTCGCTAATGGAATGATAAATATCGATAAATCGTTTTTTGAGAGGAAGGAATGCTTCGTCATATTGAAGCACGGATCCACGGACCTTTTTCAATTCCCTGTTTATCTGGAACCTGGTATCATCATAAACCTTTTCGAGTTCATATACAATTTCTTGTAGACTAACCCGGTATCCATTAACAGTGTTAAAAAGAAATCCGACATAATCAAACTCAGCTGTGAATTTGCCATTCTCATTTTCAATCTGAATAACATCTTCGATTTTTGTAGCCTTTGTATACAGACCTTCCATAAGCCTGGATGCAGTCCATACTACCTGACGATAGAATTTTTCGATTTTATATTTACCATTCTTAACATCCCTGTTAATCTTGCTGACATTTTCGTTATAATACTTTTCACTGAGGATCCTTTTGTAAGGAATATCAGATTCGTTTGCCACTGAGGTTTTCAAATAAACTGTTTCGAGTCCCTTCCATTGAATTGTATAAACAGGAAAAGCAGGACTACCGTTCATCATTTCGTAGCTGCCCTGCTTTCCGACCTCAGAAGAATAAGTATCCTTGAATGCCTTCAGGATTCTTTTGTGATTTGAATCAAGATCCCATTCCGGATTACTCATAAGTTCATGGTAGTACATATACCGAACTTCACCTTTGTATGGTGTTCTTTCCATCAATGGATCATAAACACTTTCCTCGAATAAGGCATACTTGGGCTGAATAGGTCTGTAGATATCAACACCATCAGCATCTTTCTCTACTTTCCCGAACATCTCTGCAGCAATGGTGAGATCAATGAAATTATTATAAAACTTGCTTTTGAGTTTTAGGTTCTTCATTTTATCATTAATGATAGTTTGCATTGAAATTTCATTAGATAATTTGAAGTTATTGACATGCCAGAAACTCTTGTCTTTACGATCGGGAATGTTTATGCCGGTATATAAATCATATCCCATTGACCGGGATGTTTCTATATATGGCTTTGCCAGAGACAAACCAAGCATCCGTTTATATTTCTGCATACGCTCATTTTGTGCAGAACGGTTGACACTCGTAACTGTTGGGGTGAGTCCGATTTCCAGGAACTCGCCGTGAACGAGTTTGAGCTTTGATCTTCCGAGTCGATATTTAACATATTTGGTTTTGGATTTTTTGCCGGTGAACTTAATTATACTGTCAATTTCAGACTGATCAATAACTCCATTATGAGCATTGTAGAGTTTATCAATTCTGTCATGACGATCCTGCCGGGTATGATATTGCATTATAGCCCAATCAAGAGCTTCGGCAACTTGTGGATTATGATCCATCCCTTCTTTGATTTCGGTAAAATCAAAATCGTCTATTTCTGGGAACGGCATATTACTCTGTTTTGATCAAAAATATAAAATATTTTGATAGAAACCTTAACTTTGTTGAAAATCTTCATCTTGTTCATCTTTCTTCTTAGTATAATTCAATCCTCTCCAACTACCGGGACCTTCTAAATCGCTTAATTTCTTTGATAATGTTTTTTCTTCCGGTTCCTCTACAAGAAGAGGATTGCCATGTTTGTCATATATCCATTTAGCCTCATCTGTACTATGTGCAGAATCATCATCACGTTTTCTCGGTCTAGTCCTCATATCCTCAACCCTCATAATTGCATAAGCAAGTGCATCTGCTAAGTCCCAGTCTGTACCAATATATTCTTCATCATATGCAAGAAGATCCCTGAGCAAAAGAGCGAACTTGCAAAATTGAACATAATCAAGTACCCAGCTTTGAAGTAATCCCATGATCATCGGCTTAGAAAATGTTGTCATTTTTGCACCAAGTTTATGTACCTGCTGAGTCTTTGGTGAATCGAACATCTTTGGTCGTGGTGACAAATATGGCTTTCCGTAATTTTTCAAGGAGTATTCAATAACAAAGTCCTGCTCTGCATTGCACATCATATTCCTTTTAAGATTCCAATGAACAGCTATCATCAAAGCAATCTGATAGAATTGTTCTTTACGCGGTGGCCGGGCATAATATACTGCAATTGGATATACAGCTTTATGGATCCCTTCAGCTTCTCTATTAACCCTGTTTCCCTGGCGTACAACAATTATTGCTCCCAGGGAAGAAGATGTCTGAGTCTGGTCCTGGTTGTATCCATCAAGTCCTCCGACATCAAGATCACGCATCGAATAGTCAGGATCCTGATAGACCTGAACAATCTTCCATTCCGGATCTGAGGGTTTTGCCGGCCTTGCAGTAGTTTCCAATGGCCACTTTAAACCAAGTACTCCATCTTCGTCCTTTTCATAAACAAAATCCAGTACTACCGGTCTCCATGCATTAACGTCACCTTCCACTTCAAATAAAGTAGAATATATCGATTCATCATCAAACTGATTGTTTCCTCCGGACGTGAAGGCTTCTTCAATAGTCAGTGGATATTTTTGATTCCATTGCTTGAGTCTTTTTTTGTTTTTTAATTTGGAAAGGAATATGCGCTTTTTCAGAATATATTCCTCAGCAGCTTTCAGGTCCTCACAACCAAATCTCTCCCATTCTTTCAGATGTCTAAGATTTGGGATCCCGTCAATCTTTTCTCTGGTATCTTCGTCAATTAAGTATTCTTTCCTTTTGTTTCCGAAGAACGGGTGATACAGTCTGGTTCCCGGAACCCACATCCTAACAAGTCCGTAAGCATCAGAGTCATCCCACATTTCCTTGAAGTCCTTTGAACCGGTCAGGATATTTCCTCCTGTTCCGTAGATATAAAATGTTCCTAGCATTTCAGCTCCAAATTCCAAGGCTGGCTTGATAGAAATATAAACGCCTCCTAACTTCTCATACTGACCACTTTCTTCACAGATAACATCATGGAAATATTCACCTTCCAATTTCTCTGCTTTGTCATACATAGTCTCAAAACTGAGATGACCAAGATATCCTTCTTCAATAAATCCACCTACAGGATCGTTTATTTCATATCCTGTCCGATAAGTTTTTACATTATCATCCAAGACATTCAGTCGCATTTCGTCTACAAACTTTGCCTGTGAGTTGAGGAATTTTTGTCTGAGCCCAACGGTATACCGCTCAAGTCCAGCAGTAATTGCTCCACGGTATCCCTCAATGAAACGAATTCCATGTCCAAGGATACTTTGAGCTTTTTCGGATAAACCCTTTCTCCGGGCTTTAATGGAAATAAGACCGGTCTTGTGGTCAATTTTAATTTCTTCAACAGTGCTAAAATATCCATAATCTAGATCTACATACCACGGATACTGTGGTCCAAACAGTCCGTTGATTATTACAAAATTGAGATAAAAATAATAGCGGCCTGGGATATCCAGACCGCCTGTACGATAACCGTTGATACAACGATCAAATTGTTCCTCCCAAAACTCATCATAGTTTGCAGTTCCTATGACATCCGGGTTTGACCTTGAATCTGCCCATATAGGTATCTTACCGGCTACAGGCGAAGGATCGAATCCTTTGAGCTTGATAATCGGAGAATAAGCATGCTCTATCTTTAATGCACTCATTTACAACGAATCTTTGAATTCTCTGTGTGCCTTCTGATTTCGTTGCCATTTTTCAATTTTCGATAACTTGCGTCCACCCTTGATTTTGATATCCTCAGCCTGTTCTTCAATATCAAGTTCGTGTTGAATACTATCTATCCTTCCGGACAAAAAAGTAATCCCCTGATCGATTTCTTTCAATCTCGAGATACTGACCTCTTCTTTAAGGGATTCTTTTTGGAGTGATACTATCCGGCGTTGGTATTTATCAATAGTTTCCCGGCGTATATCAAATATCAAGTCTTTATAGGCATCCATTGCCCGTTTCACCCGATCGGTTTCGGGATCCTCTTCGGAATCCTTGAAATACTTCCGCTTAGCCAGAAGCCTTCGTTCATCAATAGGTTTCTTCCGGAAAGGACCATCATCATAATCAATGACACAAATCACATAAAGTAATTCATCCTGGCTAATTTCTACCAGTTCTGGAACTAGCTTTACAGCCTCGGGGTTGAGGATTATAGTGAAATCCTTGTCTACCTTGAATACTCCCATGTCTACCAACTATCTGGTTCTGTACTGTCATTAATTGCATCATCCCAATCAACCCTGTCATCAGTCGGCTGTGTGACCTGGGGTAAAGGTTTAAGTGCTTTACCGGCGTGTTCGAGAAGTGCTTCTGCTTCGAAGCGTAAGTAGGGAACTGGGTATGGCTGTACTCGTAATTCACCGTCAATAAATATAAGTGCCAGTCGCCCAATACTGATACCATACTGTTTCTGTGCCATGAGCGCGTACAACGATAATTGTAATGCATACCGGCTATAGTTGCAGTCCTCAAGGTGAGCGAGAGGTGGCAAGAAGAATTTATTGTAGTGCTGCCATGGATCTCGTTTTCGTCTAATCGAATCAAATTCAATCCCCTTTTGTTCATTGGTCTTGTAATCATAAAAATCGTATA